AAACGATACCGACCCAACGGTAAACGTAATATTTGATAATATGCCTTTTTCTACACCAGGTAGAGATAAAAAGTATGTGATGGTAAACCTTAATTTTAGCCAAGCCACTACTCAACCACAGGGAGCAGCACAAACATATTATGCGGGGTCAATTAGATGTGGGATAATGACCCCACCTAATCGTGGAAGTGCTGTCGCATCTGCTGTCGCTCAATCCGTAATAACAGGTTTAGTATCTATAAATAGTGCTACTTATGTGGATAAATTTGCAGTAAGCCCTAGAGTTTCTGAAATAGAAGGACCAACTGCTGTTACCGTAGAAGGAGACACCCACTTTTTAACAGTCGTTAGCTGCGACTTTACTGCCAATGCCTAGCAGAAAACCACTATCAAAAATGCCTACCGACTTAAGAAAGTTAATCTTAAAAGGTAGAAAGCAGATGGCAAAGGAAATAGTATATTCTTTAACTGCTGAAGGTCCATGGTGGACAGGAACATTCGGTGAAAACTGGGTTGTATCCAAAACTCCTGTAAAGCCTACACGAAAAAGAAATCCAGAAACACCTTACTTTATGATTCCTTGGAGAACACAAAGAGTATTTAAGAACGCAAGAGTGCCTACAGCAAAAATGGGTCAAGATTTATATGTAGGAAACAGAGCTAAATATGCTGGTTTTGCAATAAACGCTCCAGGTCAGACATTGCCTAACCTTCAAAATAAACAGGTAACATACGCAGAGCATGGTAAGGATCACAGATTAACTGCTTCACGAGGGCCAAACTGGTACAACGTCTACACTTTAGGTGGGCTTATCAACAAAGATATAGACAAAGCATTTAAAAAAGTTGGTTTTAAAAGTAATAAAGTAGTAGTATAGTATAAGAATACACTATTCAACTTTATGGCATCAGAAAGAGCAATCGACAAGCTAAAGCAAGCGTTTAGCATAGGCAAAAGAAGTAGCTACCCTATATACAAAGATGGCGAACTAATTTTGCAAGTGTACTGGACACCACTAACTATTGCTGATCGAGATGCAATAAATGATACTCTAATAGCCTCTAATCGAGTTCAAAATGAAAACAGTTTAGATTTTGCTCTTCAAGTAATAATAAATAAAGCCGAAGATGAGAACGGTCAAAGACTATTTACTGAAGGAGACAAGGCTAGTTTAAGAAGAGAAATACCGTTAGGAGTGATATTAGAACTTATGACTAAGATGCAAGAGTTGGGTGAGGAGGCAACTCCTGATGCCGTAAAAAGCACAACTGACTAAAGACCATTATTTATACTTGCAGTTTTTTGTAGCAGAAACTTTAGGCATAACATTGGCTCATTTAAAGAAAAATATGAGCCTAGAAGAACTGTATGGCTGGAATGCTTACTTTAAGTTAAAAGGCGAAAGAGAAGAAAAAGCCTATCAAGATGCACAAAAGAAAGCTCAATACCGTAAGGTACGCTAAACTAAGAACAATGTTTTATCTAAATTAGTGGCTGGCTCTAATTACGAAGTAAATATTAAGTTAGATGTTCGGAAGATAAACCAACAGTTAAGCAACCTGGAGCGAAGAATAAAAAAGTTAAACGAGATTGCAATGGGTCAGCGAGGAGCAGGAAAGACTGTCTTAAAAACGGAGAGAGATAAGCTAGCTGTAGCAACACGAACATTTAGAAAAGAGCAACAAATAACTAGGGAAAAGCAAAAGCAAAGCAGAATAGAAAATCAGACTACCAGAAACATTAATGCCAGAAACGTAGCTAAGTCTACTGGAAAGCCCAAGGCAGCTACACCTGTAGCCACTGGAGGTGGAGGAGGTGGCATAGTATCAGGAGCACTAATAAGTGGTGCGTTTCCACTTCTATTTGGACAAGGATTAGCTGGAGGTGCAACTGGTTTTGCTGGTGGTGCTATCGGTGGATTATTAGGAGGTCAAACTGGTGGATTTGCAGGAGGTCTTGTAGCAACTGCAATACTAACTCAAATCCAACAAGCTCAAGAATTTAGAACACAGATAGACAGATTAAACAAGTCCATACAGGCTACAGGTAGTGAATCTTCACTCACAGCAAGGCAGGTTACACAGTTTGGTAAATCCATGGGAATGGCAAAAGAAGAAGCATTGGCAGCACTAAATTCTTTTAAGCAATTTGGAGCAACTGCAAGAATAGCGTTAAATCAAGTGTTTGGAAGTGAAAGTGTTTTTGATACCCTTTCTGGTTTAGGAAGTAATAAATCAGTACTCTCCGCTTTACCCCAACTGTCAAAGGAATTAAGTCTGGATCAAGCACAATTAGCATTAAATGTTTTAAAAACCAATGGAGCTAGATCAGCCGAACTAAAATTACTAGATATGGTTTTTGCTAAAAACAAAGCAATAGTAAAATCTGAACAAGAAAGAGTTAATTTATTAGACTTGCTCAATCCTTTTAGGGGAGGTGTTAAACGCAGAGATGATGGCCAGTTAAGAGCACTTACTGTCGATGAGTTAAAAACCGAGAGAGGAGAACAGTCTGGTAAAGATTTTCAAAGTAAGATAGATAAAGCCAAGGAATTACTACAGGTTCAAAAAGATTTTAATAAGGAGTTAGAAAGACAAGCGATTATTCAAGCTCCCGTAGATGAATTAAGTAGATTACTAGAACCTCTGACCCAAATTGACGCTTTAGGAAAGAGCATTGGTAATAGTTTCTCTGAATCATTTAAAGGTCTTATAAAAGGTTCAATGACAGCACAAGAAGCATTAAGAAATCTATTTCAACGTACAGCAGATCATTTTGCAGACATGGCTGCACAAATGTTAGCAGTACAAATAAGATCAGGTATTTTTGGTTTGTTTAGCGGTATGTTTAATATTGGCAATAATTTTACTAGAAGTGCAGCAAGTGCAACTCCAACCTTAACTCCTGACCAACAAGTATCACGTTTTACTTTTGGGAGAGCAGAAGGTGGTCCTGTTATGAAAGGCAGCAGCTACATTGTTGGGGAACGTGGACCTGAAATGTTTAGTCCAGGTGTTTCTGGAATGATTACACCAAATCATGCTCTTGGCGGTTCAACAAATATAGTTGTAAACGTAGATGCTTCTGGCTCTTCTGTTGAAGGCGATGAGCAAAACAGCAGAGAACTTGGCCGAATTATATCAGCAGCTATACAATCAGAATTAATTAATGAAAAAAGACCTGGAGGTTTACTTGCATAATGGCTAATTTTAATACAGAGGTAAATATACAGCCGACATACGGGCAACAAAAAAGGTCCGCACCAAATGTTAGAACAGTTCGTTTTGCCGATGGTTATGAACATCGCATAATGTTTGGCCTTGCACAACATCAAAATCCAAAAATATTTAATCTTAGATTTGAAGTTTCAGAATCAGATGCAGATACTATAGAAACATTTTTAGATGCAAGAGCAAGCGAAACTAATGGAAGTTTTGATTTTACACCCCCAGGAGAAGCAAGTTCTTCAAAATTTGTTTGTGAAGCATGGTCAAAATCAATTCCGTACTTAAACAGGGCAACAATACAGGCAACATTTAGAGAGGTATTTGAACCATGAGTACTGATCCTGTTTTTAGTGAAGTTCAAAAAATAAACCCTTCTGCAATCATTGAACTTTTTACATTACAGCTAGATAACTCTTTACATGGTGCGACTACAACTTATAGATTTCATTCGGGGTCTAATCTTAATGCAAACGGTGAAATAGTCTGGGCTGGTAATTCATATTTAAGATTTCCAATAGAAGCTACAGGTTTTGCATATCAACGTGGTCAGATTCCTAGACCAAAACTTGTAGTAAGTAACGCATTAGGAACAATATCAGCAATACTTTTAACTGTTAACCAAACAACAACTGGTAATGATTTAACAGGAGCTACTGTTACAAGAATAAGAACAATGGCAAGATTTTTAGACGCTGTTAATTTTCCTGGGAGTTCTAATCCATTAGGAACACCAGATCCTACAGCCGAGTTTAAACGTCAAATATATGTAATTGATAGAAAAGCAGCAGAAAATAGAGATGTAGTAGAGTTTGAATTAGCAGGAGCTATTGATATGGCAGGAGTTCGAGCACCAAAACGTCAATGCACCCGTGCTTTATTTCCTAGTATTGGTACGTTTACACAATGAGTTGGAAATATAAAGCATTACTTCATGCTCAACGTGAAGATCCTAGAGAATCTTGTGGACTTTTGTTAAATGTTAAAGGCAAAGAACGATACTATCCTTGTCGTAATCTTTCACTTACAGATAATCAATGTTTTATTATTGACCCAGAGGATTATGTAAAAGCAGATAATGTGGGTGAAATTATTGGTGTTGTTCATAGTCACCCTATAACACCTCCAGAACCAAGTCAGGCAGATAGAATTAGTTGCGAACAAAGTAAACTTCCTTGGTACATTGTTAATCCTAAAACTGAACAATGGGGTGAATGTAAACCAGAAGGGTACGTTCCAGATATTTTAGGAAGGCAGTGGGTATGGGGTGTAACTGATTGTTGGAGTTTAGTTGTTGATTGGTATAAAAAAGAAAAAGGAATTGTTTTAAAAGATTATGCAAGAACAATGACACCACAGGAATTTTTAGAGAACCCTTTGTTTGAAGATTATGCGTGGCGAACAGGTTTTAGAGAACTTAGACCAGACGAACCATGTAAAAAAGGAGATGTGTTATTAATGTCTATAATGCACCCAACTTTAAATCATGTAGCTATTTTTCTTGGAGATATGGTTTTACATCATTTAGCAGATAGACTATCTTG